ACGCCTTGATGACCGACAAAGGTAAAATCAAACTCACAGGAAACACTATTAAGTCAAAGAAACTTCCACTTTATATTGAGGACTTTTTGGACAAGGGAATTAAAATGTTATTGGAGGGTAAAGGACAAGAGTTTGTTGAGTGGTATTATGAATACGTACAAAAGATATTTGATCAGAAAATTCCGTTGATGGATATTGCAAACAAAGCAAAGATCAAACAGACTATTGATGACTATATTATTCGTAGTAAACAAACAACTAAATCAGGAGCATTAATGTCTCGTCAAGCACACATGGAGTTGGCAATCAAAGACAAACTAAATGCCAATCTTGGTGAGGTTATCTTCTATGTAAACAACGGTACTAAAGCGTCTCATGGTGATGTGCAAAAAGTTAACAAACCAAAGAAAGGTTGGTCTCAAGAACACATCGACAACTACATGAGAGATTGGGGTACTACAATACCTGAGGACTTAGATTCAATCATTCAATTAAACTGTTATCGAATTGATCCATCAGATATTGAAAGTAACCCAACTATGACTGGTGAATACAATATCCAAAGGGCAATTGCAACATTCAACAAAAGAGTGGAACCATTATTAGTAGTATTCCAACAAGAAGTTAGAAACGGATTGTTAGTTAAAAATCCTGAAGAAAGACCATTCTTTACTAAAGTTCAGTGTGAACTAATTAATGGACAACCATTTGAGGAAGGAGATCAAGATAAGTTAGAGGATGTAATGGAAATTTCTGAGGAAGAAATGTTATTTTGGAATCGTGTTGGTGAAACACCTTATCATATGTATAAAAATGCTGACCAAAGTATGTGGAGATATGTACCTGAAAAAGAGTTAGTCCATTTTAATACCATCGGAAGAGAGAATGTACCAAACACCGTTGACATTTTGTAACTCAACACAAGCACCTTTACCAACAGATATTTCGTCCCAATCTTCGTCTATTCGACCTACATCGGGAATGATTACACAGTTGGTAAGGGTTTTTATTTTAATTCTTTCTGTTGTAGTAGAATCAAGTTTTACTTTTGATTGAGCAACATCTCTTATAATCAAAAGGGCTTCGCCATTTGTTTTGTAAATTTCATCACTAATAACAACAGTTTCAAAAGTATCAAGATTGAAAGATCGATCACCTCTGAATACAGTTTTTCTAACTGGTTTGTTTCTTATAATTGACATAAAATTAAATTACATATATTTGACGAGGCATTGCTCTGAACTTCAATTGTTTGTTCAAATTTTCGGCAAGTAAAGCCTCTCTTTCCATCATTTTTTCAGGACGAAGTCTGGTCAGTCTACCATCGGCACCTATTAATTCCTCAACAAGTTTTGCCTTTTCATCTTTACCTTCAGTTGCTAAAGTCGCATAATCCATTGTTAAATCACCGTCAGGTGTTTTCAAACTACCACTAAACTTACCACGAACTCTTGCTAAGGTTTCTTTACAATATGCTGTAAACCATTTTCTTACCCAAATCTGTGCAGGATTATTCAATTTGTACCAAGACATTTTTTCAAAAGGTACATCGGACGGTAGTCTAATAATATCAGGGTTGTCTGCCAAACATTTGTCCCTATCGGCATCTGTGGTATCATAATACCAATACCAAACTTTTCCTTTCATTAATTCACCATTACCAAAGTCAAACTTACCTCCGGGTGTATTCAATAAGTGAAGTGCTTTTTTACCACCAGGAAGTGCTGTTATGTAATAAGTTAAATCAGGTGAAATTATTCTTCTTTGGATATTGATCTCTTGCATTCTTAATAACATATCAAATGCGGGGGTCATGAAATAACTACCTGCTAAATTACCCATTTGAGCGTATCCACCGCCACCACCAATACCACCACCGGCAAGTCCACCAAAAGACCAAGGATCTACGAACATGTTATTAAGTTCTGTCGGTGAAAACCAAAGAACTTCATTCACCTCTCTACCCGCAGGTATTTCGTAAATTTGTTGATTAGTTACTAATTGGATATAATCCTTTTTGATTACCCAATCTCCTCCTGTTTGTAGACCTACTATTTTAGAATAAGCGTAAGTATATCTTGTTTCCCAATCTAAACTCTTTGTGATAAAAGCATTTGCCAATGATTGAGTATCTAAATTCAAGTTATATAATGATGTCCACTGAGACTCAATCAACCAATCTTGAACATATTGTGAGTAATCTTCAATTGAATATTCTAAAAGGGTGTCAAGCATTTCATCTTCAAGCTCAACAGCTCTTAATGGTGCACCTAAAAGGTGTCTTACTTTTTGGTAGAATTCGCTTCTTTCTGGTTCGTTAATAATTGCCATAGGATTTTTTTCTATAAATATCTTAGAAAATTTTTAGTTTTCTTTTTTTGTTTTACTCAAATAAAGTTCCTCTACAAATTCCCAATTGACAACATCCCAAAAGTTTTCTATATACTCATCTCTTTTGTTTTGATACTTCAAATAATAAGCGTGTTCCCAAACATCTAACCCTAAAAGCGGGAATCCACCTTTCTTTACAACATTCATCAAAGGGTTGTCTTGATTTGGAAGGGACATGATTTTTAATTTACCACTTTTGTCTAAATATAACCAAGCCCAACCTGAACCAAATCTGTCTTTAGCCGCTTGGTTAAATTCTTCTTTCATTTTTTTTATGTTGCCAAAGTCTTTCTTAATTTGTTTAAGAATTTCTCCTTTTGGTAATTGTTTTTTTGGTGACAACATTTTCCAAAATAAAGCGTGGTTAAAAGCCCCACCCGCATTATTTCGAACTGTATTATCAAACTTACTTATTGTTTTTACAATCTCCTCAAGTTCCATGTCACCATGTTTATCTTTGAGAGCTTTGTTCAGTTTATCAACATACCCTTTATAATGTTTGTTATAATGAACATTCATAGTTTTGGAATCAATAAATTTTTTCAGTGATGAATATCCGTATGGTAATTTTTCAATACCGATCTTTTTCATTTCCATAATGAAATCCTTTTCAATCTCAGTTTTTTCGGATATAAGTATTTTTTGTTCAAGTATCATAAGTTTGTTTTCGATACTCTTTGATTCGTACATTTTTTTTTCTAATTCGGGGTGTTTTTTTTCAAACATTTTCACAAGTCTACCTGCAAATGCATTTGCCTCGTCTTCGTTTTGACCACCAATGTCTGGACCTTTTTTTCTTCCTTGTATAGACATTTGATATTCGTGAACCCACTCATGTGCCAATGTTCTCATAATATCTCTGTTAAGTCTGTTCTTAGCCAAAACTTTTAGTTCACCATGTACGGTTCTTGATCCTGTGGACATTCCACCAATTTGATCACCAAGAAATTTGATTACAATTTGTTTTTTTAATGGATATTTTTCTTGTAAAAGTTCTACGAACTTATGAATTAGTTCTTTGTCTTCTTTCTTAAACTTTGTATCTGAGTATGTTATTTTAACTTTCATTATAGATAAATATCTCTATCGATATTTATTTATCATATTAAGTATTTCTTCAGCGACATCACCAATGTTTTCTTGAATTTGGTCGCCCATAACTGTTCTGATAATTTGTTTCTTCTTATTTAGAATATCGTAAATTGCACCCTCAATTGTATTTTCAAAAATTGGGTAATAAACAAGGACATTTGATTTTTGTCCGTATCGATATGCACGGTCTTCAGCTTGTGAATGTTCTGCAGGAACAAATGAAAGGTCATTCATTATAACAACCTCAGCCGCGGTCAAAGTTAAACCCACACCAGCGGCTTTTAAATTACCAACAAACACAGTTATTTTTTCATTGTTTTGGAATTGGTCCACAGCTTGTTGACGAACTGAGTTTGAACAACTACCATCAAGATAAACCGCTTGTTTTCCAAAATGTTGGTAGATTGTTTGAAGGGTGTCCGTGAAATTTGTGAAGATGATTACCTTTTTACCTTGTTCTAAAATGTTTTCAGCAAACTCAATTGTTTGTTTTACTTTTTCATTTGCGATAACTTTTCTAACTTTCATTAGTTTGGAAAACTGTACAGTCAAAGATGTTGACTCATCAGGATTTTTATCATACCAATCGTAATATTCACCCATAAGATTTTCATATTCTTTTGACTTTAACTTCAAATAAACAGGAG